ATTGAAATTCCGGCGCGATCCACTTGGGGCGGCGCGGGCGACGGCACTGGCCGAATTCAACGCGGCGATTGGCCCGGCGCACCCGGTGGATCACGCGGTGCGGGATGAGATCGCCGCCGAGCGGCAGGCTTACGCCGACCGGGCGGTGGAGGTTGCCCGGAACCGCGCCGAGGTTGCCCGCCTGAACGCACTCGAAAAGGAAGGCGGGGCGGCGCTGCTGAAAACGGCGCTGGAAGGCGCGCTGGCAGCGGCCACCGGGATTTCCAACACTGATATGGCGGGCGCGATCCGGGAAGCCGGCAGGGAGGCGGAAGGACTGTTTTCTCGACTGAAGTCGGCGGCGGCACAGGCCTGGGATGTTGTCGGGGCCATGGGGCGGGCGGCGGCGGCGAATGAACGGCTGCGCAGCATGGCCCTGGAGTTTTCGCCGGGTGGGCAGGCGCTGGCGCGATACGGCAGTCGTGCGCCAGGGGGAACTGCGGAACAGAATGCACTTGCGCGCCGGAATGAGCCTGTGGTTTCCAACGCGGGCGGCGGCGGCGGCGGCGTGGCAGCGGCGCGGGCCGGTCTGGCAGGTCTGCAAGCCGAGGCGCAGGCGGTGCTGGCAGCGCTGGATGCAGAAATCGCCGCGATCAATGAGAAGGTGCGTGCCGGGCTGCTGAGCGCGGCAGAGGGAGTTGACGCTGTTGCCAGCGCCAAGCGCAAGGCGGCCACGGCGATTGCCGAATTGATCCCGCAGATCGAGGCTTTGGGGCCAAAATCAAAGGTGGTGGTGGAACAACTGCGCAAGTCAATGGCAGGCCTGGTGGCCGATCTTGGCGCGGCGGGCACGACGCTGGGCCAGCAAATGGCCGACGGCTTCAAGGCCCCGTTCGCCGCCTTCATCGCCGGGGCCAAATCGGGCAAGGCGGCGTTCGGCGACTTCATGGATTTCGTCAATCAGAAGATCGCCAGCATGTTGGCGGATCGTTTCACCAATGCCTTCATCACGCCGCTGTTCAACAGCATTGCCGGAATCTTCGGGGCGGCCACCGGCGCGGTGGTCGGCGCGGGCGGGATTGACGCAGCCTATGCCACTGGCGGGATGCCAGGCCTGTCGGAGTATAGCAACAGCGTGGTGACCAAGCCGACGCTGTTCCCGATGGCAGGGGGCAAAACCGGGCTGATGGGCGAAGCCGACCCGGAGGCGATCCTGCCCTTGCGGCCAGCACCCGGTGGCGGGCTTGGTGTGCTGGCCACCGGCGCGGAAGGCAAGGCAGGTATCCTGCCGTTGCAGCGGTCCCGTGGCATTCTGGGCGTGGTGGCACCCGACGTGCGGTTTGCCACCGGCGGGGTGCCATGGCGTCCGGCCATTCTGGACGGGCCGGGGATTGCGCTGACAGCTCCTCGCCGTCCGTCAGTGCCAACCGAAGCCCCACCCTATGCCGCTGCCATGCAGGCTGTGGCACCACCACCCGATGGCAAATGGGTGCCCAGACTCGAGATCATCAACAAGGCCGAGGGCACGAAGGCCTTGCGTGGGCCGGACCGGATGGAGGGTGGGTCGCCGGTGATGCAGATCATCCTTGAGCAGATCGAAGGCGCGCTTGCCGCCAACCTCGGGCGCGGTGTCGGGCCGCTGAATGCGGTGCTCGGTCTGCAACGGCAGGGGAGATAGCTATGCGGCGCTGGCCTGATACCCTGCCAACCCCTTCCGCCCTCGGTTTTGGGCTCACGCCAGCGGAACAGGTGATCCGCACTGACATGGAAACGGGGTTCGCGCGGGTGCGGCGGCTGACCTTCGCGCGGCAAGACCTTGTGGATGTGAAGTGGACCTTCACTGATGCGGAAATGGCAGCTTTCCGGGCCTGGTATGAAGATGCGGCCTGGAGCCTGGCCGGGGACAGCGACAGCCTGACCGGCTGGGGCGTCAATGCGACCAGTTTGAGTGCTGATACCGTGGTCGGCCCCGATCTGGCGCTGGCCGACCGGCTGGTCGATACTGTGGCCCTGGACGAGCATTACGCCCATAAAGTGCTGACTCCGACACCGTTGGATGGCACCACAATGCTTGGGAGCGCGACACTGCGCGAGGCAGGTCGGAAATGGGCGCGCCTGGCATTGGTGGATCAGGCAGGGGCGCTTTGCTGGACCAATGTCAATGTGGAAACAGGTGAATTCGGTGGCATGGGCGGGTTGGTCAGCCGCACGATCAAAGATCGCGGCAACGGTTGGTGGCGGGTCAGCGTCATGGCCTTGAGCGGCACCGGGGCAACGAACCCGGTGCTGCGGCTGGCCCTGCTGGATGCCACACCAACGGCCTATTATGCTGGTGATGGCCTGAGTGGCGTCGATGTCTGCGAGGTCAACGCCCGCATCGTGACTGGCTACGATCTGTTCGTGCGCAGCGACGCCAGCGGCAACGCGCTGGGAGCCGCGGGTGGATCGGCCTGGGTCACGGTGCCAATTGCCGTGGGCGGCGGGTTTCGTTACGTGGAGGCGCGGTTCCGGGGCACCTTCAAGGCGGTGGCATCGTCGGGATTGAACTGGGATGTGACGGCAACGCTGGAGGTGCGCAATGCCTGACCCGACGCTGTCCGCCGCCCTGACCGAAGCCTACGCCTCTGCACCGGTGGGGCAGGTCATCTATCACACTCTGGAGCTTTGGCATCCGGCGTTCACGGTGCCGATCCGGGTGGTGCGGGATTACGCTCCGGTTGACGCCCGGATCGAGGCCGGGGCGGCGCGCGATCCGGGCGCGGTGGTGACCTTTGTGGCCTATGCCTTTGACGTCGTGCCGCCGGACCAGATCAGCAGCGGGGTGCCGCAATGCGTGATCGAGATCGACAATGTCAGCCGGGAAATCCTGGCCCAGGTCGATTTGGCGATGAGTGGCAGCGCCAAGATCACGGTGATCTACCGCGAGTATCTGTCGGATGCGCTGCTGGACGGGCCGGAAAATGATCCGCCGCTGGAAATGACGCTGGTTTCACTGAGTGCCACGGCACTGCGCATCCGGGCGGTGGTCGGATTCGTGAACCTGATGAACCTGACCTTTCCGAAGCTCGACTACACCACCGACGCCTTTCCGGGACTGGCCCCATGAAACATTGGGCCAGCACTTACATCGGCGGGCCGTGGGTGGTGGGCGAAAGCGACTGCTGGGCCTTTGCGCGCCGGGTCTGGCGCGAGCGCTTTGGGCTGGAGGTGCCCGCCGTGGCGGTCGATGCGAGCAGCCCGCGCGCAGTGCGGCGCGCTTTCGTGGCCCGGGCAGAGGGCTGGAACGCGGCGCTGACCCCGTGTGAGGGCGATGCGGTGCTGATGGCCAAGGGGGTGCATCCCTGCCATGTCGGAGTCTGGATTGCCCCGCCGGAAGGGGCGGGGGTGTTGCACGCGGTTGAAGGCGCGGGGGTGATTTTCACGCCGGTGCCGCGCCTGCATGATCTGGGGTATCGGATCACCAGCTTTTACCGGAGGGCGGGCTGATGCGGGCGCAGGTCATGGTCGTCCGCAATCCATTTGATCCGCTCGGCAGCCGGTCGGTGGTCGAGCTGCGCCGTCGCCGGTCGGTCAGAGCACTGGCCCCGCGCATCAACCGCCCGATGATTGCGCTGCTGAACGGCAGGGCACTGTTGCGGGCAGGCTGGCGCAGGCGGCTGGCGGATGGTGACATGCTGGTGTTTGCGGTGCTGCCACGGGGTGGCGCAGGCGGGTCGAACCCGCTGCGGCTGCTGTTGAGCGTGGCACTGATGGCGTTTGCGGGCGCGGCGGCGGGGTGGATATTCGGCGTGGGGGCTGCCGAACTTGGCACGACTGCAACCCTGTTTGGCAGCTTCACGGTCGGGCAAGCGACGGCACTGGGCATCGTGCTGGCCGGGTCGGCGGCGATCAACGCCCTGTTGCCGGTGCCAAAGCCGTTCACCCTTCCTGCCGCCAGCCCGACCTACAGCCTGCAAGCCCAGGGCAATACCGCGCGGCTGGAGCAGCCGATCCCGGTGCATTATGGCCGGATGCTGACCTGGCCGGATTTCGCCGCCATGCCCTACACCGACTACGCGGGCAATGACCAGTATCTCTACCAATTGCTGTGTCTTGGTGCGGGCGAATTCGAGATTGAGGAAATCCGGGTGGAAGACACCCCGATCACCGCCTTTGCCGAGGTGGAAACCGAAATCATCGCGCCGGGGGGCACGGTGACGCTGTTCCCGACCCGTGTCATTACCTCGGTTGAAGTGTCCGGGCAGGAACTGGCGGGGGCGAAGACCGGCACCTACGTCTGGGACACAACGGTTGTTACCATCACTGAAACCGCGCATGGCCGGACTACCGGGCAGGCGGTGGCACCGGAATTCACCAGCGGCGGGGCCACCAGCGGGGTTTACCTGATCG